ATTTTTGGACAGATAGAGGTAATAGTGATTACTGTAATTATATTCAACAGTTAATACTTCCTCAACTTAGTATGTTCTGTGCAGAGGCACAGATTACTTGTCATATGACTGATGCATGGACTGCTAGGTATGATAAAGGTGATTATCAATTACCACATAATCACCGTTCTTTGGGTTTTAGTGCTATAATATACATAGAGTATGATCCTAGTGTTCACACTCCAACTTGTTTTATTGCACCGTGGCAAGACCCAAGATGTGATAAAACTATTTTGAAATTTGCAGATGTGGATGAGGGAACTATGATAGTATTTCCTAGTTCCACTTTACACTTCGTTCAACCTAACGAATCGGACAAACGTAGAACGATTCTATCATTCGATCTTTTACCCGATGAAACCAGTTACTAACCAAGACATTATGGAGGAATTAAAGGTGAGTAAAAAAGAAAAATTAAGACACCAAGTAAAGAGTAGATTTTATTATCTGTTCTGGGGTGCTGCTACTGTCTCTGTTTTTGTAGGACAGTTATACGTTGGTTCTGGGTATCGCCAAATGTCTAGATCATTTAACCGTATTATGGATGCTATTATTGTCCAGATAGAAGAGGGACCAAGGTTCTATTAATATGTCAGAGATACCAAGTGACCTTTGGGAAGACATGGATAAACTTAATATGCTCTATGAAGAGTTGTGTTGGGGAAATTTTGATATATTAGAATTTAAAGCAGATTATAAAAATAACCAAATTATAATCAGAAACAAAACTATGGACTCACGTGAATGAAATCTTTAAAGACACCTCTCCGCTATCCAGGCGGGAAGTCTCGTGCTGTCACAAAGATGGCACAGTACTTACCTGATATGAATAAGTACAAAGAGTATAGGGAACCCTTTCTTGGAGGTGGTTCTGTTGCTTTGTATGTTACAAAAACATATCCTCACTTAGAAGTGTGGGTTAATGATTTGTATGAACCATTAGTAAATTTTTGGCAACAACTACAGGATGAACCAGATGAAATTACGAAAAGGTTACGATGTTTCAAGAGTGCATACCCAAACCCAGAAAAAGCAAAAGACCTTTTTCTGGAGAGTAAAGAATTGGTTAACGATGACAGAGCCAGTCTCGTTACCCGTGCTGTTAGCTTTTATATTATTAATAAGTGTTCTTTCTCTGGTCTCACCGAATCGAGCTCCTTCTCCAAACAAGCCTCTGATTCAAACTTCAGTTTACGAGGCATAGAAAAGTTACCACAGTATTCAAAGTTAATAGAAAATTGGAAGATTACTAATGGTTCTTATGAGGATCTTTTTAGTGATAGTACTGATACTTTTGTATATCTAGATCCTCCTTATGAAATAGGTGATGCTCTGTATGGTAACAGAGGAGAAATGCATAAGTATTTCGATCATGATAAGTTTGCTAATGATTGTGATGGACATACTGCTCATCAGATGATATCATATAATTCTTCTCAATTAATAAAGGATCGTTTTAAGGAATGGATCCCAAGTGAATATGATCACACATATACCATGAGGTCTGTAGGTGATTATATGAAGAATCAAAAAGAACGTAAAGAACTTGTATTGACTAACTATGGCATATGATGATCGTTATCCTCTAAAAGATTATTTGAATACTCTTAATTATAGTAAGGATAATCTTATGGAAGATGATCCTGGTTGGAAGAAAAACTATCCTCCTTATGTTATTAATAAGTGTATGTCACATCATATGGATACACTTATGTTTTCTAATGAGATGAATAGATATCCTAATTTAGATAAGGATATGCAATATTCATTTTATCTAAATACTGTGAGACCTAAAAGGAGATTCTCTCCTTGGGGTAAGAAACAACAGGTGAAAGATCTTAATCTTGTTAAGCAATACTATGGTTATAGTAATGAAAAAGCAAAGCAAGCTTTAAGGATTTTATCTCCACAACAACTAGATTACATTAGAAAAAAACTGAATACGGGGGGTAAAAAATGAATGAACAAGAAGTTCAATGGACAAAAGATGATATGGTGGAAGTCAGTTTAAAAGAACCTGACGACTTCCTTAAAGTTCGTGAAACACTTACTCGCATTGGTGTAGCATCTCGTAAAGAAAAAAAGTTATATCAATCATGTCATATCCTTCATAAGAAGGGACAGTATTACATAGTACATTTCAAGGAACTCTTCGCACTTGATGGTAAACGAGCAAATCTTTCAGAGAATGATGTACAAAGACGTAATAGAATCATTAAACTACTTTCTGACTGGGGACTAGTAGAAATAGTTAAAGAAGATACTATTACAGAAGCAGCACCATTAAGTCAGATTAAAGTAATTGCATATAAGGAAAAGGGAGATTGGTCTCTTGAGTCCAAATATAATATTGGTAAGAAGAAACAATCTTCAGATTGATATATAATATAGTTACGATTATCTTTCATGGCAAAAGAGATTCTAGATGATGCAGTTGAAGAACATAAAGAAGAGGAAAAGAAAAAAGGTCTCTTTGGTAAAGTTAAAGCTGCAATTATCCCAGATGCTGAAGAACAAGCTGCTATCATTAGTACAGCTGTTCGCATTACCGTTCTTGCCTGGTCGGGTGGAATATTGACATTAAATTATGTTGCCATCCCAGGTGTACCACAACAGAAAATAGATCCAACTTTTATAGCTTCGGTTTTTACTGGAGTTTTAGCTAGCTTCGGAATTCAGACAGCTAGTAAAAAGAATGACGGTACTATGAAGATGGACAAGAATGGTAATGGTAATGGATCTGGTAGTGGTGGTCCTGTTCAAACATTAAGAATAGAACAAGCACCTCTAAAAATTATTGCTGTTGATCCTAACAGTAAAGAAAAGAAAACTTATGAGATTTAATCATGAAATTTAAATTTAACGATATTGCTAACGCAATAAGTGTTGCATCTGGAGTAACACTCGCTGGTATCCTAGCAGTAGGAACTTACGTCTTTGTAAACAAAGATGCAATTATTGAAGACATTAAAGAAGCAGCAATTGAGTCTGTGATGGGTGGACTAGGTGGTGGTACTGGAATAGCACCAGAACTTCCTCTTGGTACTAACGATCTTCCTTCTCCTAGTCCTCAAGCATCTGCACCTGATGCTCCTGCTGCTGGATTAGGACTACCTAACTAATGGATCTACAAAAGATTGCTACCTACGGATCTGCAGTTGCAGTCGTAGGTACTGGTACTGTTGTCGGTGGTAACGTTGCCATCGATAATTATACTGGTGGTCCTCAAAAACGAGAGGATGCCCAGATAGAGAGGATCAGACAAGTTGTTAGAGAAGAAATTTATATACAGTTAGTTGAAAACTGGCCAAAGACAAGTGGTCCTGTGAAAGGATTAAAAGTTCCTGATAAGAATTATAAGCAAGTGATACCTAAAGATGGATCCAATCGTTGATGTCCCAAATATAACTGTAGATAATTCCACTATCCCTTATGTTAAGGTTAATGGTAGTGGAATTAAGTTTATTGGAACTCAACGTATAGGAAATAATAGTATACAACCTATAAGCACTAGACGTATTGCTGATAGTCGCATATG